AAATATAGAACTCACTGTAAGCAGATTTTTGATACGTTAAAATTATTTAACAGAATTTATCATTATAATGATAAGAATAGTTCTAAATATGATGATGACGAAGAAGATACCTCAGATATTGAATCACTTAGTGATGATAATAATGATGAAGGTTATTATGCAAAATTAAATGAATATTTATATGAAAAAGCCGATAATGGTAAATTAGTTATTAATGAATACAAAAAAGATAATCTTACCGAAGATAATGAATTAATTATTGCTTTTAGAGATGAACTTATTAAATATTTACCTAAGATTATTAGAAATTCTAGAATGTATTATTTAACTAAAGATACTGAGTTAATTAATCAAATTATAAATAGTTTAGATAACTCCAATAGATTCAATGCTCAATGCATAATACTTAACATTATATATTACCTTACGGGTTACAAAGAGTATTCTGGTAAGTTAGCATTATCAACTATTCCTAAATATCATCTTGGTAGACTAAGTAACAGATGGAAAAAATATTTTAAAAAAGATGTAAAATATTTTGAAAACGATATAGGTAAATCAGAAATATATAATTATATTTCCAAAGTTGAACTAATTAAAGTTATCAAAGGTGTGTTAAAGAATTTTAGGAATACATTTGATCAGTGTAATAATAACTTAGTTTGGAGTGTAGAAGATAGTATATATGAGTTATCTGATGAAAAACTAAGTTATTTACATGAAATTTCAGAAAAAAAAATTATTATTATATTAGACAAATTAGTAAAGTTAAACAGACTATCCTTGTTTAATGATAACATTTATGTTACGGAAGTATTTATTGCATTAAAAACTTGTTCTAAATTTATATATAAGCGCGTTAATGACGACCTCATTAATTTCCAAGAATCACAACATTATAACGAAGAACATGATTATAAAACTAACCAACAATTAGCCGCGAAAAATATTTCACTTTCATCTACTTCCGCAGTAATTGGATTTCCAGGAACAGGTAAAACTGATGTTCTGGTATCAGAGATATTTAATCATAATAAAGATTGTGATGTATGGGTTATTACACCTACAGGTAAAGCCACATCTAATATTATTGGTAAATGTGAAAAACTTACACCTAATACAAGAGAAAGTAAACTTATTATAAGCACAATTGATTCGCGAAGATTTAATCTTATGTATAAACCTAATGATGTAACTAATATTACACTTTATGTTGATGAAGCAGGTATGATAGGATGCCATAAATTTTATCAATTTATAAAAACTATTGAGGACAAGGGTATCCAAATTGATAAATTAGTCTTCTTTGGTGATACGAATCAATTACCCCCTGTTAATGATATATGTAAAACTTCTATTTTAAAAGAATATCAAAAATTAGTTAATAGTGATATTTTCAAGGATTTAAAAGATACATATGATAATGTTCCTAATATAACTGAATTAGATGAAATAGTTAGGTCAGAAAATGAGGAAATGTGTGAAATGTTCAAGGATTTAAGTAAGGGAAAAACACTTAGACTTAAAAATATGATTTCTGGCAGTAATTCCAAAGTAAAATGTGTAAGTAAAAGGCACTTTGAAGATTCATTAATGAATAATGTAAATTTTAATCGTAAATCAGAACATTTGGTATTAACTCTTGAAAATAATACAGTTGATGAATATAATAGTAAATTTCAAAAAAACCATCATAATCTAAGAGGTTCAAACAAATGCTTTAGGGGTTCGAGCGAATATGAATTTAAAAATAATAAATATCTATATGGTGATATAGTTATGAATTTAAAAAACAGGAAGGTTGAGTATAAAGAGGACCATTCTGGTCATCCTATAACAGAATTATTACCTAATGGTGAAATCGGGAGTGTTATTGATTCTTATAACAATAGTGAAAATGAAAGAATTGTTAAAGTTGAATATGATTGTTTAAAAGAATCAAAAGTTTATGAACATAAAGAACAATTAAGACACGCTTATACTATTACGGTTCATAAATCACAAGGTGCTGAAGCAGAACATATATATTTCATATTTGGCTCTGACTGGGGTGCCTCAAGAGAGTTAATTTATACCGCATTAACTAGGGCGAAAAAAACCATTACAATTGTAACTGATAATATATCAAAAATATATTCTGTAATTGAAAATAAACCTATACGCGAGATTAAAAGTGGTTTTCAAGAGATGTTTGAGAGTATGTTTGATATTGAAACTGAAAGTAGTAGTGAAGTTAATGATGAATAACTAAATATAAATAAAAATTATATTTAATTAATCTAAAATCTTTTTTATCTTGAGTCTATTCTTAAACATACTTTCTTCATTTGATTCGGCTAATTCAGTATTGTAATCAATTATTTTATTTTGCTTATCTAATTCATTACTATTGACATTACTAATATAGTTAATATCTGATATAATGTTTTGTATCTTAGATATCTTAGTATTGTCCACATACTCTTGTTTAGGAATACTTGTATCGGTTGCTTTCTGAGCTAAAATAAGTTCTGTTTTTAATCTGAGCCGGCGTCCTATAGAAAGTCCTTTGTATCTTTCAGGAAATGAATTACATTTCTTGTATATTTTACCAAATGTAGCTTTGATGTAATTTAAATACCACTTTGATACCTCAGTTTCGTTTTCAATTTTTTCAAGTTTAGTACAGGTATTACTCATAGTTTCAGTCTGTTCGTTAAGTTTTTCTGATATTCGTATACCTTGTTCTTTTGTTATTTCTAATTCATTAATGATATTGTTTAATATTTCATCGCATTCTTTATCATTTTCCATCTTACTAACGACATACAAATTAAATTAGTTACTTAATTTTGAAAAACTTACACAAGTTGTTACAAATTTGATTTTAATTATAAATTTATAACAGGCTTAAAATACTATGGCTATGCAGCAAACAGAATATACTGCCTATGATTTGACGGACGAGAATATTAGATTGTGCGCAGATAAGATCAATAGCGGTGAGATTGTAGTATTTCCTACTGAAACAGTTTATGGTATTGGGGCAAGTTGTATGAATGAAAAAGCAATTAAACAGATTTATGAAATTAAAAAGCGTCCCAGCAGTAACCCCCTTATTATGCACATTTTGAATATTAGAGGTGCTAAATTGTATATGGATCTTAATAGTTCTGAGGAACAAATCGTAACAAGACTTACTGATAAATTTTGGCCTGGACCACTTACAATTCTTGTAAAAAAGAGTCATTACGTTCCTGATATTGTTTCTTCGGAAACAGAATGGGTATCACTGCGAAGTCCATCTAATACAATTGCTAGAAAATTGCTTGAATATTCAATGGTTCCTATTGTAGCACCAAGTGCTAATATGAGTGGTAAAATTACTTCTACTTACAAGGATCATATTGTTAAATATTTTAAAAACAGTAATATTAATCTTTTACTTGATAATGAACCCACATCTCTTGGTGTAGAAAGCACAATAGTTAAAATAGAAAATGACACTGTTTCTATTGTGAGACCGGGAATAATTACTAAAGAAGATATTATATGCTGTCTGACAACATCGTCGGATGATATATGTATTAATTCTAATGTTATTCAATGTGAAGTATCGGAGCAATCGGAACATCCTGGGTCAAATATTAGTCACTATGCTCCTAGTAAAAAAACACTTATGTTCAACTTTATTGATAGTAATTTTGCGGAAGAAGCAGATGTAGATGAATCTATTACAGCTTCACTATCAAAATCAATTGATTATTATCTAACTAAATGCGCATGTGTTGATTATAACGCCAAGAATTTTCATTGTAGGGATAAATTTGGTGCTTATGTTGACCTAAGTAAGGAAGGTAATCTACTTGAGGCACTATTTAATCTATATAACGTTCTTCATCAACTTGAAGATGCTCCAATTGAAAATATTCTCATCTTTGATTATTGGAGTAATAAAGAGGGACTTTATAATACGATGTTTGACCGAGTTATCAGAAGTAGCAATGGTAAACAAATTATGATTCCAGTTTCTTAGTATAAATAAAATAATAAATTTGATTTTTTATTAAAGATATCAATTGAGAGTAATCCAATGACAACAATTATAATAGACACATCGTACTTTAATTTTTATAGGTTTTTTGCTACAACAAATTGGTATAAATGTGCTCACCAAGATGAAGTTATAGAAGACGGATATGAATGGGTTGAAAATGTTGAGTTTTGGGAAAAATTTAAAAAAATGTTTCTACAAACGCTTCAAAAGTTTGAAAAAAAATTTAAGCCTGATAGGGTGATTTTTGCAAGGGATTGCCCCAGAGATAAAATATGGCGTGTCCCTCACTATCCTGATTATAAAAGTAATCGAGAAGTAAATTATACAAAAAATAAGTTTACTGGCGGACCGGTTTTTAAAAAATGTTATACAGATATTATTGGTCCTCTTATTGATAATTCTAAATATTATCAATTTAAAGTAGATGAACTAGAAGCAGATGATATTATAGCACTTACAACAACAAAGATACTTGATAAAAACCCTGATGAAATTATAAAAATTATTTCTAGCGACCATGATTTACTTCAATTGATCACGCCACAAGTCGAATTATACGATGCTAAAATGAAATGTTACAATTGTAAATCTCTTGGTTGTAAAAAAAAGGATATTGCTATGAAATGTATAGTAGGTGACGCAAGTGATTGTATTCCTAAAATTTTCAATAGAGTAGGTAACAAAACAGCACTTAAACTTATAGAAGATACAGATTCACTCCTTAAAAAATTTAATGAAAACCCTGGAAGCTTTGACTTATATTCAAAAAATAATCTTCTAATTAATTTCGATAATATTCCCGAGTATCTTGTAAAAAGATATAATGATGAAGTATCATTTTAGTTTAATTTATACAACATTTATTACGTTTTATTTTTTTAGGTTTTTCAAAATTTATACTAAAGCCATTATTTTTTTGTTGTGATTCTATTTTTCTTGCTCCTGGATAAGTTGTATTAGGATTTGAAGTTACTTTAAGTAATACATCTTGGGCAACTATATTAAATGGAATACTTGTCGTATCTAATTCTTTTGCGCTCGTTAAAAAATATTTAACATTGAAGTATATTGCTTTTTCCCGAAGGTTACTTTCAGAAACTAACTGACCTTTCATATCTGATTTATTTCCTATAATAATTATATTTGTATCTATACCACATCCTTCTCTAATACTATTAATCCAATAGTCTATAGAATTAAAGCTTTCAATATTTGTTAAATCAAAAACAACTACTGCGGCACAACAATTCCTATAGTATGATTGTGTTATTGCTCTAAATTTTTCTTGACCCGCGGTATCCCAAAGTTGCATTTTTACATTATATAATTTACTAAATAGTGGGATTTTTAAATGTTTAATTGCAAAATCTACTCCTATAGTAGTTTCATGAAATGGAACAAATTGGTCGCGCGTATATTTTTGAATGAGACAAGACTTTCCTACACCCGTATTTCCAACTATAACAGTTTTTAAATTATAATTACTACTATTCATTTATTTAGTATATTTATTAAAAATTTAAATAAAAATATAACTAATTAATCAATTAATATATTTGTATAAAGTATAAGAATGATGGATCACGTAAAAACTATATCAACATTAATTGTAGCTCTTGCTACAGCAGCAATTGTATCTATGGATTTAGGTTTACCTTACTCTGATAACGAAAAAAAAGTATACACCAGCGCACCTGTTCAAACAATCGCTGTAGCCGCGGTTGCCTATTCAGTCACTGAAGATATTCAACAAGCTGTAGTTATAACCATGGCATGGTGGGCAATTAAAAATAATAATTAAATAATTTTTTATTTAAACATAAGTTTATATAATAATTTATATGAGTGACATTAAAGTAGTGGATAAATCTTCACAAAGTGATACTGAGGTAATTGATAAAAAAGAACTTCATGGAACAACACAAATTGTAGAATCTGATGAATCAGAAAGTGGCGGAGACACGATTGAACCAGGTGATAATTTTGATAATGAAAATAGTGCTACTAATAATTTAGAATCAACTAATGAAACAGTTGAAAAACATGATGAAATACTCGAACAGACTAATGAAATAGTTGAACAAACTAATGAAATTTTAGATGAAACGGATGAATTGGTAGATGAAACTAAAGACATGGAAACTATAACTATTAATAGTGACAGTGATAGTGACACAGATGATGAAATAAAACAATTGACAAAAGATTCTGATAGAGAACAAATGATTAAAGTTTATTTTTTATTTATTGTAGAAATTTTTAAGGTTGCTATGGCATCATTCCTTGCTTTATCAGTAGTTCAAAATTGTGAAGGAGAAGTCTGTTCATATGACCAAAATGTTAAACGAGAATCGGGCTATGGAAACTTTGTTATATCAGTTAATATACTTAATGTGGTGGCTTTTGCTATTCTTTACTTTTTTGAGTTTAATAGGGAGATGTTCTTAATTGAATATTTAGATATTGATAAACGAAAGGGGGATTATCATTTACCTAAAGTTCTTAATGAATATGGCGATATTAAAAAACGTCTTAAGAAATATAATCGAACTTATTATGTGGCGACACGTTCGGTATTATTGTTAACCGCAGTTAACTGGATTCTAAGTGGTATTTTGGTGATTGGTTCATATTACAGTTTTAAAACTATTACAAGTTTTGTCACTAATATTCTACTTGTTATTACTAAATTATCTGATTCACATGGAGTATCCAAAGAATCTCATCAAAACGATTATGGTCTAAGTGCCTACATTAAAGAATATACAAGTTTCAATGTTATTGATAAAGACCATTTGAAAGAAGAACATAAGGAATAAATTAATAACTAATATTATATTAAGTATGTCACAATTTAATAAAATATTAGATCCAGATAGCGGTATTAGCTATGATATTAATGAAAAAAAAGGTATTAGTATACTACAACAATATTCAGATATTTCAGGAAGAACAAAATCTATTAACGATGATTTTTTTAAATTCAGAGAATATGAATTTTTAGTTATGACTAATAAGATATATCCTTTTTTACAAGAAATTATGGATAAAGATAAAGTTTCACAATATATAAGCAATAGACTTAATAGTTGTGATAAAAATAACTTAGATGAAATTAATATTAACAATTATAAAAAGTGTTTCTTAAAATTTGAAAGCGAAGTAGATAGATTGATTGAAAATTTTAATATAAAAAATAGTAAATCTTGATATCTAATCTTATAAAATTTACAAGATACCGTAAAATTTGAATATATTTTTTATTTAAATATTATTATGAATACTAAAGAAATGTTGCTCAGAAGTTCAGGAAGAAACAAGTCGCGTCTTAATTGGTTTGATCTGGAAACAACTGGTCTTAATCCATTTAAAGATGAGATTATTGAAGTTGCCGTTCTCAATAATGATGGTAATAAATACTCTTCTCTTGTAAAACCTAAAAAACGAATTACACCTTTTATTACTAATATTACTAGTATTACTAATGATATGGTTGAAGAACAACCAGATGAAGAAACAATTTTGAAAAGGTTTGTCGAATTTATTAAAGCAGACAACCCTGAAAAACATCCAATTTATCTCATTGGTCACAATATTCATGGCTTTGATATGCCATTTATTAAAGCGAAATGTGCTAAGTATAAAATTAAGTTCCCTAAAGTTTACGCATTGGATACTATGCGAATGTCGCAATATGTCCTTAGTGAAAGGTCACACAGACTTGAATGGTTGTGTGAACTTTTTGGAATTGATAATAAAAATGCTCATAGAGCAATGAGCGATGTATATGCTACACAAACAGTATATTGTAATCTCTGTAAGTTCTTTAAACGTGATACAAAAAAAAGCACTCCTAACCATATTTATCATATTACATCTGTCCTATTTACTTAAAATATGAATGCATGATTTCCCATATATTTGTTTTTTT